CACCTACTACTGTATCTAAAGAACTAGCTGTGTCTGATTCAACAAACAGTTGATCTCCAGAAGCAAGTACAATTTTACTTCCTCCGTCAATAAGCTCTAGTGAGCCGCCACTGACAATCGGCGCATTTTTGATTAAATAATAATTTGCTGATGATCTTCTTAAATAAACATCAACAGCTATAGTTGATGTTGTTACGTTAGCCATTCTCACACTAATTAAAGTGTCATAACTATTAGCAGCTCCGCCTAAAGCATCTACCGCTGAAGTTCCTGTGTTTCTTGTTAGATAATTTCTGAAATTTTGTGCCATAATTTATTCCTTATACTATAACGCGATTGCCATTGCAACGGCAAAGCCCGCTGTAGCTCCACTAGATGCTGCCCATTCTGGAGCAGTTCCGCCAGAATTAACTTGTAATACCTGACCCGCTGAACCTAAACTTAAACGAGCTGGAGTATTTGCCGACGATGCATATGGTACATCTCCTTGTGTTGTTAATACCATATCAATTGTTTTATTTGCAGGGAAAGTACAAAATACATCAAGTGTACTTGAACCGCCTGTATTAAAATCAATTTTTGAAGTGTTGCCCGCAGAGTTTTTAATAACTGTAGTTCTTTGTAAAGTTGTAGAAGCTGATAAAGTTCCTAAACCTATTTCAAAATTATTTGTGCCTTGTTCAAAAATACAATAGTAAGTCGTATTAGAAGTCGCTATGCCAGTATTAAAACTTATAAAACCTGTCGCTGCACCGGCAAGAGTTATATTACCTGTGCCTTGTGTTGTACTAGTTTCTTTTACTCTGTCATTTAAAACCAAAGCCATTTAATTTTCCTATTACGAAGTTACACTAATAATCGCATCAGAACCAGCAGGTGATCCAGAAGCTGGATTCGGGAATGTAATTGTAAACGTTCCGTTAGAACAAGATTTAGTTCCACCAAAATCTAAAACAACAACTAGTCTGTTAGCTGTACTATCAACAGTTGTGCTATTATAAATTACTCCATATGCTGCACTAAAAGTTGCAGGTGTTCCTGATCCCCAAACTGTATCTGTAAAATCAACAGTTGCTACATTAGTTTGATTAGCTACTGCTTGACCAGTTAAAGTATTTCCACCAGTCGAATATTGACTTCCACTACCTGTTCCAACTTGATTAGCAACTCCTGAAGAATACACTGTACTTCCTACCGCGTAAGGTGCACCTGAACCTGCTGTATATAAAGCAAGTTTAAAAGTGTTTCCAGAATTTGCAAAATCATGATGACCAGAAAGTAGTGAGATTCCAAAACTGTAAGGTACTACATTTGCCATATTATTTTATCTCCTTAATTAACTTGATGGTGGTTTAACGTTAAGTTGAGCGCGAACTTCACCATCTTGATATTCGTCTCTACGTCTGATACCGATTTGTTCGATAGCATACGATTCTAAAGCTTCATTATATTGAGCTTGATAGTATTGTAACATATCTTGCGGACCTTTCAAGTACCCATATGCATTTACTAGACAAGCGTATAAAAGTAAGTCTTGGTATTTATTAGATAAATAAGTTCCATTTGTAAAAGCTGGATTTGCTGTAGTAGGCAATGTAGTGCTTGTAATACTAGTAGGTTCTTTATCATAAGCCAATGTAATAGCGTAAGTTTTATCAGGTGTTGGTGCTACAACCCAATAAGTTTCATCCCAATTAGCATAGTATTTTGGAATATCTACAGATTGAGTGCTTGGTGTAGAATAATATTCTGCCATAAAACTAGTGTCTCTTTGTTCTAAATAATATTGATTTCCTGCTTGATCTGTTAATTGAACATATCTAATTGCTCTTAAATCATCTGGAATAGTTACATACCTATTTCCAACAATTAAGCTAGATGTTGCATAAAATACATTTTGATCAGTATCAATTGCTCTTGTAATTTTGTTTTCTGCATTAGTAATAATTCTTTCTAAAATAGAATCAGTTAAAACATTATCACCAACTTCTGTATATGATCTTATGTCTGATTGTAAATTTGCTAAAGTGTATGCCATTATCCGTTTATTACCTCAAGTGTTACTGGTCCTGTTGAGCAACTTGCCCCACCACCTTCTATATTACCTGAAGTAGCATTACTAGTACTAGTTATATAAAAATAATTAATAGGATTAGTTAAAGAATCTGTTGTTGTTGCTCCTGTAACATTTCCTGCTGAATCTATTTGACCTAATGCAATTGTAAAACCATTTGCATTATTTAAATCACTTACATTGTCAAACGTTGGTATGTTTGCAAATGATTGTAAATTTTTAACATCGTCTGGATTAGTTCCACCAGGACCTGCAGAAGTTACTTGTGGTGCACCTCTAAATCTTACAATTGAACCAGCAGATCTTTGATGATCTTCTGAATAAACATTTACATAAGTTGTTCCTCCATAAATTATAGAAGTAAAAGGATTGTTATTTAAAAGTATTAAACTTGTTTTAGATTCTGGTTGTGGTCTTGGATTATATAAAGCTTGTGCATCAGAACCAGCTGGTTTTGGAGAAAGTTGTGGTTGCTTTGCTTCATACTCTGAAGTGTGAACTAAAGATCCATTCCATTCTCTAACCATTTCAGGATATGGAAATACCATTCCTGATCTATCAGAAATTGCTAATGCTCTTTTACCTGAAGCATACTTACCCATTATATTCCTTCTCCGTAAAATGTTTGTGGAGAAATAAAAGTAGAAGTACCTTGATTGTCTGCATCAAGTGCTCTTAATAATTCACTTTCATATCTTCGTTCTAATTCTTGACTTCTTTCTGGTGAATATTTTAAACTTAAATAATAAGCTAGTCCAGACATCATACAAGGATAGAATCTATTTACGACATCCGATGTATTATTATATGATCCAACATCTTGAATTTTAGATAAATAATAAAAACAAAATTGAAAACTACTTGGTGTTGTTGTACTTGATACACTTGAACTTGGTGTTGTATATAAAAATATACTTGGATTTAATTTTCTTTCTACATAATATTGTGAAGGTGTACCTTTAGATAATTTATTTGGTGTTTGTGAATATGTAGATCTATCAATTTTTGTAAGTGATACATCTACAGGTGCAGTTGTAGTAGAATTATTTCTGTAATAAGCTTCTAGTATATCACTAATATCATTAGGAAAATTTTCTGAATCTGATGCAAAATTATATTCTGCTTGTCCTTCAACTAGTGGAACTTTAGCTAATTTTACTTTCCATAAATGAACGCCTCTGTTACCCCATTCTTGAAACATAATATTTAAAGAACGTCTTGCTGATCTTAATTGATAACCAGTTCTACTTCCTCTAACACCAGTTCGTTCAAAAGCTTCTTCTATAATGTCATCTATTTGTGGATTAAATTCTGTAGTTTCTGAAGTTGGTGGAATAGTTTGTGCAGTATTACCCATACCACTATGGACTGTACAATAATAAAATAATAGTGGAGCGCCAGTAGTTCTAACCGGTGCAACAATAATAGTAGTATTTGCTCCGCTGTTTCCAGCTGTTCCTGTTGTAGTTACACCTGTAGTATAAGCTATTCCACCTGCGTGGGTTCCATTTGCAGTAGTAGAAAAAGCTAAAGGATGACCGCTGTTTGTATTATCTGATTGATCAAAAATATAAGTATTGCCTTCTTGTAAATATAAGACAACATTAGCCTCTCCGTTAATATAATATTTATTACCGGTACCATATTGATTAGTTCCCGTTGCTACGGTTACTTTGTAAATTATTGTAGCCACAATTTACTCCTACGTAAATGTTATAGTAACACCTGGAGTGTTTGTTAGATCTAAATAAACTCCTTCATCAAATAAAATTCCTGAACCAGGAACATAAAAATCTATTCCTTCAGTTCCAAATTTAAATGTAGCTATTACAGTTCCACCGGCTCCACCGCTTTTAAATACGATAGAAGAACTTGCAGCCCCTTCAGCTTGAATACCAGTTATTCTAGCTCTTTGTGTTGTAGGAACTAATTGTCCATCTCCTGTCGCGTGGGCTACTAATTGATCACTTGTGTATCCTGACATATTTTCTCCTTAAAATTTATGTGGGGCCGAAACCCCACATTAATTAATTAATTACGCTGTTGCTGCGTCTTGTAAATTGTTAGCTTGAACATACGTAAAAGTAACAGTTACTTGACCTGTAGATGCAGTACTACCTGCAGATATAAGAGTCGCTGTAATTTGTGTATCAGAACCAAATCTATCAGCTTCATCTA